CTGATGCGTCAGATACCACTTGAGAGAAAGGATTGAAACGAAGTTAGTTACTCAAATTTGTAAACATTAATCAAGGAGTCTTTCTATGGCTAACGCCACAGTCTCACGCCTTGGTTTGGTTAATAACACTGGTACAGCGTTTGACGCACTTTTCCTTAAAGTTTTTAGTGGAGAAGTTCTAACAGCGTTTGCCAGAAATAACATTTTCAACGAGCAACTTCATTCAGTTCGTACTATCACAAGTGGTAAGTCAGCACAATTCCCTGTGCTTGGAACTGCAACGGCGGCGTACCATACGGTCGGCACCCCCCTCGTTGGAGCAAACCAAATCAAGGCAAACGAAAAGATTATCAACATTGATGATCTTCTAATTTCTCAAGCTTTCGTTTCGAATTTGGATGAGCTTAAGAATCACTATGATGTTCGTGCTACTTACGCTGATGAGCTTGGTAAGGCTCTAGCTCGTACGTACGATCAAAACGTAGCGAAGATGATAGCAAATGCTTCTAGAGCATCTACTACATTATCAGGTGGACAAGGTGGTATCGTATCTAGTTTCCCAACTGGTGCTGGTAACACAACTTCTGCTGGTATTACAGGTGATGAACTAGCTGGTGCTATCTATGATATTGCACAAGCATTTGACGAACGTGACATTCCTCCTACAGACAGATTCTGTGTATTGCCCCCGGCCGAATATTATAAATTGGCTGAGTCTGCTACAAGAACTGTAGATGTTGACTTCAACCCAGGTGGTAATGGTTCGTTTGCTTCTGGTAAGGTACAACAAGTTGCTGGCATCCCTGTGATGATGAGTAACAACGTACCTCAGACTAACGTATCTTCTAACCCAAGTGGTGCGAACAACACTTACTCAGGTGACGATAGTAAAAC